TCTACACCAAACCACAAACTAAAGAATGGGTAAGTTTAACTAATGAGCAAATTGTTGATTTGGTAATAAAAAACGCAGGTTTTCCAACTAAATTAGCAAAAGCAATAGAAGCTAAATTAAAGGAAAAGAATGGATACTAAACAAGATTGGAAGGGCTTAGATGGAGCTATTGCTTGGCATTTAATTGAGCGTCAGGCAGAAAACTGGAATCAAGTTGGCGAGATGATGAATGAGTGGTTGAAGGCTAATACACCGACCAAAGAATGGGTAGGGTTAATTTCAGAACAAATTACTGATTTAATTCTTGAATATGGAGATAGACCAAGACAACTAGCAGAATGTATCCAATTTAAATTATGGGAGCTAAATAAATGAACCAAAATACGACGCTAGAGGCTTTAATTTACAACCGGGAGGCTAGGCTTAGGTCCCAGTTAAAAAAGGAGCACACCCTTGTTTTAAGGGCTAGGCTGGACGAAATACTACTGATGAAGCGCAAGCTGAAGGAATTGAACCCAGATTCAATCTTGTGGCGCAAAAGAAAAATACTATCGGAAGGAGACAAATGATTAAAAAATACAATGACTAATCATCATAACTGTGCTACATTATCTACTCTTGTTCCATTATTAACTAACCGGGGATTATTATGAATATCGTTGAGATAGAACCTTACACAGAGGTCAAGCTGTGCGTTAACTGCAAATGGATGATGACCAGCGACGAATGGCAACCCAAATGCAAAGCATCCGAAAGACGCGATCTAGTCACGGGTGAATACCAATACTACTACTGCAAGACCGAAAGAGAGTGGGATACACCCAATGGTTGCGGTAAAGACGGCAAAAACTACGAACCAAACATTGAGGGGTAAACCATGGGAAGACCTACATCTGAAGTAAGCGGCTTACAAAAACAATTAAAGTATCACAAAGAGCTTGCCGCTAAATATCACGAACAAGCGGAAAACGCAAAAAACAATTATGAACAGACTAGAGATGAGCTAGTCAAAGCGGAAAAGACCATAGAGTCTTTAATCTATCAACGGGCGCACCTCATCGCGCTTATCAATATCTTAACCAAGGGGAAGTAAATGGCTAACGACAGAGCAGACTTTGAACCAGAGTTCCGCAATCAATACTGGTGGGCAACCGATTCCGCTGAGGCGGCTAAGGGCAACGCCAATGATGTGGTGCTAACGAAAATAGGCGCTAAACCGCCGAAGGACCTAAGCCACATCGAGGCTGTGCAAATGGGTCATGTCATGCAACCTATCATCGGACGGCTTGCACAAGACCGGCTCAAGGTAGAGCTGAAGGACGCTGACTACATGATGACACATCCTAAAGAATCATGGATGCGTTCACACTTTGACTTTATATCCGCTGACGGGAAAATGCTTGTTGAGGCTAAGAACTACTCGGCTATGACCAGAAACAAGTACGACGCAGAAAGCGGCATCATACCGGCGTTCAACATGGCGCAACTCATTCATCAATCGGCTTGCCACAACATTGAGCATCTGGTCCTTGCTGTGCTCTTTGGTGGTCAAGAGTTCCAAGTGTTTCAGTTCCACATCACTGAGCAAATGCGCGACCAGTTGGTCAAAGACATGGCTAAGTTTTGGGCGGCTGTACAAACCAAGACGCCACTGGACCCCGAGACAACAGAGCACACCAAGCTCATGTACAAGGCGGACGCAGGAACAGTGACGGTGGCTAATGCTCAAGTTGTTCAGATTGCTGAGACGCTAAAGAACATCAAGGCGCAGATCAAGCAAATGGAGGAGGATGAGGACAAGCTACAAACCGCACTGCAAAGCTATATGCAAAACCATGCGGAGTTGGTAGGCGTTGACGGCTCGGTCCTAGCGACATGGAGGTCTAGCAAGGCATCCAAGCGCTTTAATGCTGAAGTCTTTAAGTCCGCTATGCCCGACATTTACGAGCAGTTTGTATTTGAAACACCCGGCTCTCGCCGTTTCCTATTGAAGTAAGGGGATAACAATGCTTTATATATTTGGATTCATGTTAATTATTTTGGGTATTCCGTCTTGCATGATAGGTTATCCACAATACAACGTCTATCAACAAAGACTAGAAGGGGAAGCAGTATTGGCAAAGGCTCAGTACAGCAAACAAGAGGCTGTACAAGTTGCTCAAGCTAAATTGGATTCATCAAAACTATTGGCTCAAGCAGAAGTGGAAAGAGCTAAAGGAGTTGCTGAAGCTAACAAAATCATTGGTGACAGTCTTAAAAACAATGAGGAATATCTTAGATATTTGTTTGTAAATAATCTTGAGCATACGCAAAATCAGATTATTTATGTGCCGACTGAAACTAATTTACCAATACTGGAGAGACGTAAATGAGTAACCTAACACTTAGACAAGGCTTTGCGCCCCAAACCATGAATGAGGCAATTCAATTCTCTGAGAAGCTCTCCAAGTCCCAGATGGTCCCAAAACAATATCAGAGCAAACCTGAGGATATTTTGGTGGCTGTGCAGTGGGGTTATGAGATTGGATTAGCGCCCATGCAAGCACTCCAAAACATTAGCGTCATCAACGGGCGCCCCAGTGTTTATGGAGACGCCGCTATGGCTTTGGTCCAGTCTAGCCCAGCTTGCGAGGACATCGAGGAGTTTATGGAAGCTGAGGGCACACCAAACCCGGTGGCTGTTTGTATCGCTAAGAGGAAAGGACGCAAACCCGTCACTGCTAAATTCTCTGTGGAAGACGCCAAACGCGCTAATCTGTGGGGCAAACAAGGTCCTTGGACCCAGTATCCCAAACGTATGCTTCAGATGAGGGCTAGAGGCTTTGCTTTGCGCGACGCTTTTCCAGACGTCCTCAAGGGGCTAATTACTGCTGAGGAGGCACAAGACTACCCTAGCGACACTGTCGAGGCTCCTAAGCCCATTCCAAGGGCTGTGGAAGTGCTTGAACAGTTCGATGCGGAACCGCCCGAGGGACACCTTGCTCTCTATGTTCCCGGCGTTCAGGACCCATACTCTTGGCACGAGGATACAGAGTCATGGATTAAGGCTTATCAACAGCTTGTTAACAAAATCAATTGGTCCAATAAATTGTCTAAGGAAGACAAGGATAAAAAGATTTGGGGGCTTGAGACGGCTAACAGCGCAGTGGTTGAAGGCTTTGATAGTTTTGACCGAGTCAAGCTCAAAGCGGCTATTGCTGAAACCGGGGTTGACCCGTTAAAAAAGCCGCCAGTGTCTCAAGACGAGGTACCCAGCGAGAGCGAATCTTGAGGCACCTACAAAGTGGAAAAACAATCACACCACTTGAAGCACTCGAACAATTTGGTTGTTTCCGGCTTGCATCCCATATCGAAGTTTATCGAAAAGCAGGACACAGAATCTTTACAAAAATGGTTAGTGACGGCGGCAAAGAGTACGCCGAATACAAATATTTATCAGGAGAAACCGCGAATGGCTAGTAACTATCAACCCGTAGAAAGTAAGGGCATACTCACGCCGAGCGCCTACTTGCAGAAACAAAACCCTAAGGCTCCCGACTTTAAGGGCAAAATCATGCACAAAGGCGAAGTGATTAACATATCCGCTTGGTGGCGTAAATCCCAGTACGGCGAGTTTTTAACGCTTGCTGTGGACACTTATCAACCGCCTGTCAACACACAGACTTATCCCCGGGAAGTAACGCCCAGAGGGGATGAGGACGTACCCTTTTGATGTTCGGTCCCCGTAGTTCAATGGATGAGAATACGATGCTACGAACGTCGAGATGGAGGTTCGATTCCTCCCGGGGGCGCCAATGAAGGCTATTCTGGTATTGCCGCTGAGTCCGAGCACCAACACCTATTACCGCAAATACAACAATATTATGGTGATAGGTGCTGAGGGCAGAGCATTTAGGAAGGCTGTGCAAGAGTACGTTTTAGTCAACAAGATACCTAAGTTCAGGGACAGAAAATTGAAAATAACAATGGTGATTAGTCCAAGGGACAAGAGAAAGATTGACATTGATAACCGCATCAAAGCAGTTCTCGATTCCTTGCAAAAGGCTGGTGTATTTGATGATGATTTCCATGTGGACCATTTAGAAATGATTCGCGGCGAAGTCATCAAAGGAGGACAGCTACTGGTCACGATAGAGGAAATACCCCCCATCAACTCAGAGGTGAGTCCCTAAGGGACAGTTAGGAAACTTACGGGGCAGAGGTTCTGAGTAGCCCCACCAACAATCAACCAAGGAAAACCATGTCAAAAGATAAAGTCGTATCCATCAAATCCGCAGAGAAACC